CCTATGACACGCTTTCGTAAAATTCTCAGCCCGGATATATGGAAAGTAGAGAAAATGATGAAAGACCGCCGCGCGCTGGTCTTCACGATCCTTTTGCATGACGTTGAGCTTTCCGACCCATATAACGGATTCCCTTATATTACTGTAGCGAAATGTGCGGCTTGTGTCCGTTCCGGCAACGATAACGGGCGCGTTCTGAATGCGGACTTTATCGAAATGACTGTCACGGATATTGATTGGCGCATTATCAAAAAGCAGTATGAGTTTTCTGATGTGCAGGTAACGGAAGCGTATTGGAGCCATTACGGGTATTTGCCCCGCGCTCTGATCGTGAACACGATAGACTACTACACCAAGAAAACCAGTCTGAAAGGTGTGGACGGCCAGCAGTTACTATATGACAAGTCTAAAAACTTATTGAACGGAATCTATGGTATGATGGCACAAGACCCGGTGAAGCAGGATATTATTTATCATGAGGGCACCGGCGAATTCACCGAAGACGATGCGCCGCCGGAAAGTCTGCTGGCGGAATTCTCCAAGCATGCTTTTCTTGCGTATCAGTGGGCCGTTTGGATCACAGCATGGGCGCGCCTGCGGCTCCAAGAGGGAATAGACTTATGCGGCCATGAATGCGTCTATGTAGATACTGACAGTTGTAAATATTTGGGCGAGGTTGACTGGACGGCCTACAACCGCAAGCGTATACGCGCCAGCGCTCAGAGTGGTGCATACGCCACCGACCCGCACGGTAAACGTCATTATATGGGCGTATTCGAAGACGAAGATCCTTATTCCAAGTTCAAGACGCTGGGCGCAAAGAAGTATGTATTTGAGCATGCGGACGGAAAACTTCAAGTTACCATCGCTGGCGTTAACAAAAAGAAAGGCGGGGCAGAGCTTTCCCGCCGGGGTGGTATTGAAGCATTCCGCGAGGGCTTTACATTTATAGACGCGGGCGGTACCGAAAGCGTATACAATGATTCCACGCCATACGCGGAGCGCGTTCTAAATGGGCACAAAATTGAAATGTCCCCTAATATTTGCATCCGACCCAGTACATATACAGTCTCTCTCACTGACGAATATAGAAATTTGTTAGAATCTTGCAAAATTTCTGTTGACAAATTGTAACAGATACGCTAAACTATGTATTATCAGAAAGGAGACAACAATATGAAAGTTTTAGTTGCATGCGAGGAAAGTCAAGAGGTGTGCAAGGCGTTTCGCAATCTGGGACATGAGGCATATTCTTGTGACATTCAGGAGCCGTCCGGTGGGCATCTGGAGTGGCACATTTTAGGCGACGCACTCGCGGCCATTGGAGGCGGGCAAGTGGGTACAATGGATGGAAAGATGCATAATGTAGGCAAATGGGATTTGATTATTGCACACCCGCCTTGCACCTATTTGACGGCGGCCGGAAATCGGTGGTTTAATGAGGAGAGGTATGGCGCCCGCGCAGTAGCCAGGAAAAAGGAACGAGAGAAAGCAATTATTTTTTTCATGCATTTGGTTATGGCAGATTGCGAACATGTGGCAATAGAAAATCCTGTCGGAATAATGTCACGCGCATTTCGAAAGCCGGATCAGATAATTCAGCCATATTATTTCGGGGATAGGGCGCGAAAGGGCACTTGTCTATGGCTAAAGAATCTGCCTTTGCTGGTTCCTACAAATATGGTTGATCCTGGGGAAATTTTGCCGGGAGGTTATAGCGCGGGGGCGTCTGCTAATTACGCGCGTGATGAAAACGGTAAAATATTGGCCGGGAGCGATCCCCGGACAGCAAAAGCAAGAAGTAAAACATTTCCCGGAATCGCCAGAGCGATGGCCGAACAATGGGGAGCCATTCTAAAAGACTAATGTTTATTCTGTCTGACCCATCGGACATATACGGGGAGAAAGTGAGTACATTATGAGCAAGACATTGACACTGACCATTTTCGCAAAGACCCGCAAGAGTAAGGCCGGTCGTGAGTTCAAGACCTATTTCACCACTTTGCCGAACGGCGAAAAGGTGAAAGCCAAGTTCCGGCGCGACTGTGGGGAGCCTGAACTGTTCCCTTGCAACATTGATCTCGCCCAGGGCGGCTGTAATCTCTCTTCCGAGAAGTACACGCGCGAGGTCGAGGATAACAAAATCGACGAGGCCACCGGCGAAGTCGTCGGCACCGAGCGCGTCAAGGAGCAGGGCGAGGCCAAGGTGCTGTGGATTTCCGCATGGGCGTATTCCGCTGAGGAGTACCGCGACACGTCTATGGACGAATTCTTTTAAGGAGGAAGCATTATGACGGTCACTTTTCTGATCGACAATATCAAGATGGGCAGAACGGGCATTTCTTATCCGTTTGTGCTGGGGGTTCCCGAGTTCGGGGAGATCGCCGGGAGAGTGACCGAGACGCAGAGGGGAGCCACACAGGTGGCTTTCTCCTCTGGCGTCAAAGCCGCCAGCACAACGGCGGGATTCATTCTCTATGAGTTCCAGAAGCAGGTGAACACCGAATGAAGATATTCGCGCAAAACGGCTATCTGGATATGGAAAAGATCATTTCCAGCCCCTACCATTTTATAATGGTGCTGACAGGCAGGGGCACCGGCAAGACATTTGGCGCGCTTGACTATCTCCGTAAACGCGCCACCAAGGGCGACCGGTTCATGTATTTTCGCCGTTTGCAAACACAGATCGATATTGTGGCAAAGCCGGAGTTTTCTCCATTCAAGAAGCTGGACGCAGTACGCCACACCGTCACAGACGTAAAAAGCCTCTCGAAGCAGACCGCCGGTTTCTATGATGATAGCACCGGCGATCTGCTGGGCTATGCGGCGGCGGTTTCCACATTCGCCAACCTACGCGGTTTTGATGGTTCCGATATAGGCACGATTCTGTTTGAGGAATGCATACCGAAGCTCTACGAATCAAAAATTCGTGACGAGGGCGCGGCGCTGATGGACGCCTACGAAACGATCAACCGTAACCGCGAGTTGGAGGGCGACGAGCCTGTGAAGCTGGTGTGTATCGGAAACAGCAACAACTCCGGGGCAGACCTTTTGTGTTATTTGAATCTGGTTTCCCGCGTGGAAAAAATGAAAAAGAATGGCACAATGATCTATACAGACCCGGCGCGTTCTCTGCTGTTGATCGTCCTCAAAGATTCCCCTATGGGCGAAAAGAAAGCAGATACCGCCCTCTATCGGTTTTTAGGACGCGAGAGCGACTATGCAAAAGCCGCGCTGGACAACGAGCCGCCGGAGGAGTGGGGCGAATTTACCGGTAAGCTACCATTAAAGGAGCTGTCCCCGGTCGTGTCGGTGGGCGAGATTACAGTCTATCGGCACAAATCCCGCCACACGCTTTATGTATCCACGCACAAGCAGGGAAGCCCTCCCGCTTACGGCACCGGCCAGAACGACATGAAGCGTGTCAAGACCTTATACCGCTGGATATGGCAGGCGTATATAACACAGCAGGTCATTTTCGAGGAAACAGTCTGTGAAATTCTATTCACAAAGTATTTCAGTTAGGAGGATCAAATGATATATTTTCTATCCGCTATGTCCGGGGCGTTTTTCTTCTCCGCGTTACTAATAGGGGCGCTATTTTGGGATGAAGCCAATGGCCGTGCGCTACTAATGGAGGGCGGTGCGATTATTGCAGGAGTTATATTTTTATCATTGGCCAAGAGTATAGGAGGTTAACAATGGCAAAGATCGACAAATGGGAGAATCTGAAAGCGGAACTGGAACGCGGACAAGAGGAATTCGCGGGCATTCCTAACCCCACGGCGGAACAGTGTGGAATGTGTCGGGCGTACAACTATGTGTACGCGCGCATGCGCACATTGGAGGCATCAGAAAAAAAGGTTTGACAAATCCTAATCCATGCATTATACTTATCGTAGATGGGCGGTAGGTGTCCACATGTAATCGCCGGAAGCGAGGACGCGCGCCGGGCACGGTGCAAGAGCCTACCGCCCTATCATATTATAATTGGAGGTTCACACCATGAAAGTATACCTGATTTGCGTACTGGCCTTTATTCTGGCCGATATCCTGGCCGGGCTGGTCAAGTCCCTGTATGAGAAAGATTTCCAGTCCGCCGTCATGCGGCAGGGTCTTTTCCATAAGGCGGGCGAGCTTATGGTGCTGGCGCTTTTGTACGGTGTGGAATACGCCGCGCCCCTGTTGGGCATTTCGTTTGAACTCCCTACATTCCGCGCCGGGGCGTGCTATTGTATTCTGATGGAAGTCGGCAGCATTATCGAAAACATTAGACCTTTTACCCCGGCGCTTTCCTCACTGTTACGAAAGGAAGATGAAGACAATGCCGATTGACGTTTATCTCTCTCCGGCATATCACCGGCAGAACAATTGTTGTTATCAGCGACCGGACGGCAAGCCCTGTTTCGAGACGCTTCACAACAATGAATATCTGGACGTGTTGGAAAAGTTCTTGCAGGCCAACAGGATCACCTACGCGCGAGGAACGCGCCGCGTTCCTATGTCCAACGAGGACGGCACGGCGCTGATGAATAAGGCCATTGCTGAAAGCAATAGGCTGAACGCGCGTGTGCATTTTGTAAGCCACACCAACGCCAGCGCCAACGGCACCGCAAGCGGCTACCATCCCATGTACTACGCATATAGCGAGAACGGAAAGAAGCTGTGCGAGCTGTTCGCCAAATATCGAGCGGAGATATATACCGGGGCGATCAGGTGCATAGCCCGTCCCAGCCGTTACGGCGGCAATCTCGCGGAATTGCGGAACACCACCGCCGTATGCATCTATCAGGAGCACGTTTTCCATGATAACGCCGAGGACGCGGCGTGGTTTCACACGTACATGGTAGACATCGCGCGCGCAGACACAAAGGCGCTGTGTGAATGGTTCGGGAAAGAATACCAAGAGCCGGAGATTGAGGAAATAAAGATCATGCCCCGTTTCGGGCTGGACTATTCCAAAGCCGATGGTTTCAGCTGGTATGTAGACGGCACCAAGACAACCCCGCGCGGCTTTATGGACGCGCTGACAAGTTTGATGGAGGACTAAAATGAAATATTCAGAGATTATCACATTGGCACAGGCGGGCTTCACAGCCCAGCAGATTGCGCAAATGGCGCAGTTGGAGGCGGCTTCCCAGCCCATGCCCGCATCGGTTCCCCAGCCCGCACCCGCACCGGCGATCACCCAGCCCACGCCCGTACCGGCAACGGTACAACAGACGCCGGAGCAGCTGACCGCGATCCTTGCGGAAATGCAGACGCTCAAGCAGACCATGCAGGCGCAGAACAGGCAGAACGCGGAACTCATTCCGCCCACGCCGCAGAGTGCGCAGGATATTCTGTCAAGTATTATCGCCCCGCCGAAGACCGGGGAGAAATAAGGAGGTAAATACAATATGAACAGCATGACCTTTTCGCAGGCGGCCACCGTCCTGACCGATATTGTCAAGCAGGCAACCGGTCAGGAGGTTATCACCGCGATCACCACGCCGCAGGATTTTGTGGCAGTTGCGCAGACTGCGCTGAAAACGGGCTATGATCCCGTCATTAACGCAATCTCCCAGATTTGGAGCCGCACGATCTTCTCCGTGCGCGACTACCGGACGCCCATGGATTCCCTGCTGATGGACATGCCGCGTTTCGGCAACGCCCTGCGCAAGCTGTCCCCCGTCAGCGGCGAGATGGTGGACGATGACAGGTACAAGTACCCCGTTGCGTATGACGACACCAAGACCGGTAACCCTCTGGGCAACGGCGGAAGCGTGGACATGTACGCCATCAAGAAGCAGGAAGTCCTTCAGACAAACTTCTATGGCACCGCTGTCTATGAACAGCATTACACCATGTTCCGCGACCAGTTCGACGCCGCTTTCGAAAGCGCCGACGAGTTCAGCCGCTACAATGCCATGTGCATGACGGAGCGCATGAATGACCGCGAGAGCTACAAGGAAAGCATTGGTCGGGGCATTCAGGCCAACTTTATCGGCGGTCTGCTGGCCGAAGCGAATGCAAGCCGCGTCATTCATCTGTTGGCCGAGTACAACGCGGCAACCGGTCTGGCTCTGACCGCTCAGAGCGTGTATCAGCCCAGCAATTTCGCGCCGTTCATGCGCTGGGTGTACGCGCGTATCAAGACGCTGTCCCGCATGTTCGCGGAGCGCTCCCAGCAGTACCAGACGGTCATCAATGCAAAGCCCGTTCTGCGGCACACTAACCCCGAAAACCTGCGTATTGCGCTGTATGCGCCCGCCATGGATCAGATGAATGCCATGGTTCTGTCCGATACGTTCAATGACAACTATCTCCAGTATGCTACCTATGAGGCCGTGAACTTCTGGCAGAGCATCGAGACGCCGGACAGCATCGCCATCGCGCCCGTGTATACCGATACTACCGGCGCGCTGAAACAGGTGGCGGCAGAGCAGAAGATCGAGCAGGCGGGCATTTTCGGCGTCGTCCATGACCGGGACGCTCTGGGTTATGCCATCGTTAACGACTGGGCACAGCCCACCCCGTTCAACGCCCGCGGCGGCTATTGGAATGAATTCTATCATTCCACGTTTAAGACCGTTTCCGACAACACAGAGAAAGCCTGCGTCCTGCTTCTGGACTAATGTGGAATGGGGAGGCCGGTATCGGCCTCCCCATTGGAGGAAAGTATATGAGCTTCAAAGTAAAACTCTATACAATGGAAAAGTACGACCGGAGCACGAAACAGCCCACCGCGGCGGGAAAAGAGTATGAATGTTTGGCAAACACCCCGTTTTCTATTCTTTCCCCCATGTTGCGGCTGGCAACGGGCGACGCCGTGAACGTGTACAATTATGTATACATTCCCTCTGTGGACAGGTTCTATTTTATCAGAGAATGGACGTATACACGTGGGCTGTGGGAAGCGGAGTGCGCGGTGGACGTGCTGGCCAGCTGGAAAAGCTATATCGGAGACAGTACGCTGTATATTTTGCGATCTGCGGCAAAGTCTAACGGCGCTGTTATTGACATGGCATACCCTACAACGGCGGAGTTGTCTGTTGTGCAAAAGACATTCACGCTGGCGGACAGCGATCAGTTACCGTGGAAGTATGACGGCTCAAGCGGCGGTTATATTGTGGGAATCATCGGCTACGGCGGCGCGGTTGGATATTGGTATATGGCCGGGGCGGTCTACGGGAATTTTATGAACCAGCTTTTCGGCCCGGCTGTATATGATCTGCAAGCGGAGCAGGAAAAGCGCGATTTCAACCCCATTCAATATATCGCCTCTGTCATGTATGTGCCATTCACCCTGTCACCCACGGGCACGATCTCTGTGAAAGTCGGTTGGTGGACATTGACGAACGTGTCCGCGTGGTTTCTGGGCAGTGTGGATTTCGTTACAATGTCTTCCGGGGCGGTGACAGTACCGAAACACCCGCAGGCGGAACGTGGGAAATACATGAACACCGGCAATTTTTCCAGCTATGCTTTGCAGTTGCCGTGTTTCGGCGTAGTAGAAATTCCCCCAGCATTGGTGCAGGACAGCGCCACAATTTCGGTGGATATCCAGATAGAACTTGCCACGGGTTCGGCTATTCTGATGGTAAAGGCGTCCGGGCGCGTACAGCCTATTATCATTCAAGAGACGCAAGTGGGTTGCCCGGTGCAGATCAACCAGCTAACCGGCGGATTTCTGTCGAACGCGACGCGGGCGATCACCACCGCCGTCGGCGCGGATAGCGTGGCCGGACAGGTTGTCCGGGCGGCGCGGTCTGCGATTTCCGCTGTGGGCGAATTGGTGCCGTTCGTCAACGTTGGTGAATCCACCGTCAGCACCAAAGGAAGCAACGGAAGCCGAGGTATGACTACGATACCGGCGGCGCTGTTGGCAACGTTCAGTATGGTAACTGCCGAGGACATTCAGCACCGGGGCAGGCCGCTGTGTGAGCTGGTAAAGGTGTCCACGCTGTCAGGGTATATGCAGGCGGCGGACGGGGATATTTTAGCACCGGCAACCAACAACGAATTGCGGGATATCAAAGCATATTTGGAGGGAGGTTTTTTCTATGAGTAGCTACGGCGGCGCGCCGGTATTCTACGATCACCAGAATATCGTGTTGTCAGAAATTTCGCCCTCCACGGTGCACAGCCAGAATACCCAGCTTGTACACTACTACAAGCGCTATCTGTTGCAGAAAGCTATGTCGGTATTCAAGTGGAAAATCCCGGAGCATTGGAACAGGGACTATTTGCTATATTCGTTGTACTGCTGGGGCGTGGTTGCTGTGTTTAACACCGACCGTTTCGGTGTTATTCCGCAAATGTGCGGGTTAGGCGGCTACGGTGTGTTTTATCAGCCCACGCGGGCGATTATCGCAAATCCGCTGATTAACCAGAGCATAGAGGCGCGAATTGGCGAGACGTGCGAATTGCTCAAACTCCAGCCCGATTTCGGCGGCATTATGGACATGGTGGCGCAGTACGCGGAGCTGATGGCGCTCACGTCCGAAATGGTGTCCATGAACGTGGTCAATTCCAAACTGTCCTACGTGTTCACGTCCGGGAATAAAGCGGCGGCGGAAAGCTTCAAGAAGCTGTACGACAAGATCACCGGCGGGGAGCCTGCTGTCGTGGTTGACAAGGCGCTCATGCTACCGGATGGCTCCAAGGCGTGGGAAGCGTTTGAACAGAATTTGCGGCAGAATTTCATAGCCGGGGACGGCCTGTCACTTCTGCGGCAGATCGAAAACCAGTTTGCCACGGATATCGGCATTCCGAATGCAAACACGGAGAAGCGAGAGCGGGCTGTGGTGGATGAGGTCAACGCGAACAATGTGGAAACGTACTCCAAGTGCGCGCTGTGGCTGGAATCCTTGCAGGACGGGTGCGAATGCGTAAAGCGCATGTTTGGCGAAAGTCTGGGCGGGGAACTGACTGTTGATTGGCGG